GTAAAAGCCGCAGCAACGCAGGGCACTGGCGCAGGTCAGTGGTCAGCGCGTAAAGCACAGCTTGTTGCCAAGAAGTACAAGGCGGCTGGCGGGGGTTATCGAGATTGAAAGCGCCTCAAAAATCATTGAAGGATTGGGGCGACCAAAAATGGAGAACCAAAAGTGGTAAAAAATCTTCTGACACTGGTGAAAGATACCTTCCAAGTGCTGCGATCAAAAGTCTCAGCCCTGCTGAGTACGCTGCGACGACCAAAGCCAAGCGGGCAGGAAAAGCCGCCGGAAAACAATTCGTAGCCCAACCCAAAACAATTGCAAAGAAAACAGCAGGGTATAGATAATGGCTAAGACCACCGGAACCACAGCCTTTGATCTTGACATGAACGACCTCATTGAGGAGGCGTTTGAGCGTTGTGGTCAAGAACTTCGTACGGGTTACAACTTCCGCACTGCACGTCGGTCGTTGAACCTGCTGACGATTGAGTGGGCAAACCGTGGTCTAAACTTCTGGACTGTAGAACAGGGCCAGATTCCAATGGTGACGGGTCAGGCTATCTACCCCATGCCTACGGACACAATCAATCTCCTAGACATGGTTATACGCCAGAGTAACGCCACATCTAACCAGATCGACATCAACATCAGCGGTATTTCAGAATCGACCTACATGAGTCTGCCAAACAAGTTGGCACAAGGTCGCCCAATTCAGGTCTGGTACAACCGTCAGTCTGGTCAAGAGAACAGCACTACGGTTACCCTTAACGGAACCATTTCATCTACAGCCACTACAATCACGTTGTCTAATGTGGACGGTTTGACCACTGCTGGGTTTATTAAGATTGATAATGAGACCATTAGTTACCCCAACATAGACCCTGTAAACAACCAGTTGTTAAACTGCGCTCGTGGACAGAATGGCACAACCGCTGCGGCGCATACTACTGGTGCAGCTATAACCGTGCAGAACCTACCTGCTATCAATGTGTGGCCTACACCTAACGCCCCCGGGGATCAGTACATGTTTGTGTACTACCGCATGCGCCGTATTCAGGACGCTGGCTCTGGTGTAACTGTCCAAGACATTCCATTCCGCTTTATCCCCTGCATGGTGGCAGGATTGGCCTATCTGTTGAGCATGAAGTTGCCAGATGTTGATCCAAACCGTGTAATGGGTCTAAAGGCTGAGTATGAACAGCAGTGGGAATTGGCCCAGTCGGAAGACCGCGATACCTCTCCGTTGAGGTTTGTGCCAAGGAATTTGTTCTATGCCTAATCGGTTTGCTTCCGGTAAGCATGCAATTGCTGAATGCGACCGTTGTGCGCAGAGGTACATGCTCAAGGAACTAAAGACACAGGTAGTCAAGACTAAGCCATTTAAGGTCAAAGTTTGCCCCGCATGTTGGGATCCCGATCAGCCACAGTTGCAACTGGGTATGTATCCAGTTAATGATCCGCAAGCTGTGCGTGAGCCGCGCCCCGATGTGAGCTACCAAGTTTCTGGCCAAAGTGGCCTACAGATTTTGCTAACGGACAGCACCACTCAAGATGGGTTTGGTTATCCAGAGCAAGGTAGTCGAGTCTTTCAATGGGGATACAACCCTGTTGGTGGTGCAAGTGGGTTTGATACACTTTTAACGCCAAATAACTTGGTGTTAGCGATAGAACTTGGTACAGTTACGGTTACAACGACATAAGGAGTCGAACATGGACAAAGCAGATTTGAAACAAGACAAGAAGATGGTAGCTGGAGCCGTGCACAAGCACGAGAAGAAGCTGCATCCCGGTCAGCCTATGACCAAATTGGCCAAAGGCGGTAAAACCAACCTGCAAATGAAGCAGTTGGGTCGTGGTCTAGCCAAAGTGGCTAACCAGAAGAAGTCTTCCTTCACCTACAAAAAAGGCGGTTGATATGGCAACTTTTAGCAAAAAAATGATGGGCAAAGAAGTTGGTGATGCCAGCGTCTATGCTCCGCCCCACAACATGAATGGCGAAGCGGGTGTGGACATCAAGAACAGTGGCTATAACGGTGGCAATCGTTTAACCGCCAATGATGTAAACATGTCTGTTGGTAACATCAGTCGTGATCCATACAAAGAACCAAAGACCTCTGGTATTAAAATGCGCGGTACTGGCTGTGCTACCAAAGGCGTGATGTCACGAGGCCCAATGGCTTGATATGAATTACATTGAACTGTTCAATACTATTCAGTCGTATACGGAAAATACCTTTCCGGACTTTACCGCTTCTAACAGCGATACGGTTACGCCTACTGAACAGATCAATCGGTTCATTGAACAAGCTGAATTACGCATCTATAACACGGTGCAGTTTCCGTCTCTTCGCAAGAACATGACTGGCAACATCACGTCAGGTAACAAGTACCTCAAAGCTCCGGATGACTATCTTGCTACATATTCTTTGGCTGTGATAGATGCGTCTGGTAACTACGAGTACTTGTTAAACAAAGACGTAAATTACATTCGGCAGGCATTCCCCAATCCGACTACAGATACTGGGATTCCAAAGTACTATGCGTTGTTTGGCCCCTCTGTGCAAAGCAGTGTCATTACAAACGAGTTGACGTTTATTCTTGGCCCAACACCTGATGCGGCGTATACAGCGGAACTGCATTTCTACTACTACCCTGTGTCTATTGTGCAGGCGGTGATCTCATCTTTTGGGACACTGACAGGTGGTTCTGGCTACACCAATGGTCTGTACTACAACGTGCCGTTGACGGGCGGTAGTGGCTCTGGCGCTTATGCAGATATCACTGTAAGTGGCGGCGCTGTAGTAGGAGTTGTTATCCGCAACGGTGGGTGTTTGTACAAAGTAGGCAATGCGTTGTCAGCGGCAGTGGCTGATATTGGCGGTACAGGGACTGGGTTTTCTGTTCCCGTAGCTACAGTGTCAAACGTAACTGGCACTTCATGGCTGGGCGATAACTTTGACACAGTGCTCTTGTATGGCTCACTGGTTGAGGCTTATACCTACATGAAGGGCGAAACAGATATGCTTGCCCTATACGATGGCAAATACAAAGAAGCCCTTGCACAAGCTAAACGTTTGGGTGATGGTATGGAGCGTCAGGATGCCTATCGTTCTGGTCAATATAGACAGGCGGTGACCTGATGGCTTTCACAGGTAATTACTCCTGCAACACGTTGCGGACTGGCTTGATTAACGGGACGTTGAATTTTTCAACTGACACGTTTTATTTGGCGTTGTATACCAATTCTGCTACTTTGAATCAGCTTACGACAGCTTACACCTCTGATGGTGAGACTTCCGGCGGCAATTATGCGGCTGGTGGGCTGGTAGTGACGGCGACAGTGAATACTGCGCTTAGTTCAAACAGCAGTACTATTTACGTTAACTTTTCCAGCCCAGCGTGGACTGGTGCTATTACGGCTCGTGGCGCGTTGATTTATAAAGCCGGAGCTAATGGCGCTGTTTGTGTTCTGGACTTTGGGAATAACATAACATCGACTGGCACTTTCACTGTAACGATGCCTGCTAACACTAGCTCGGCTGCACTCATTAGACTTGTATAGGAGAAAACATGGCACTGGTCACAACCACCAAAGGCGAAATGGACGATTCTCTTCTTGAGAAAAAAGAAGGCTTCGTTGATAATGACAACGAATACACGACTTGGGTTGAGTATTGGTTAGATGGCGAACTTGTTCACCGCTCTGCCCATGTCGCCCTGAAACAATCCGTAACATTAGCCGCTGAAGCGGCATCTTTTAACTAAGGAGCCTAACATGGCAAATACCCAAGCGATGACAACAAGTTTTATGGGCGAGTTGATGACCGCAACCCATAACTTTGGCACTGCCCCCGTCCGCGCAAGCGGCGCAACTGATGCGTTTAAAGCTGCTTTGTATTTGGCAACGGCTACGTACAACGCATCTACCACTGCCTATGCAACTACAAATGAAGTGACGGGCACTGGCTACTCTGCGGGCGGTGTTGCGGTTACATTTGGAACCCCACCTACGGCTACTAACTCTTCTGTTACTGCGGGCGTTGCATTTGTCACGCCTTCGGCCAGTATTACTTATAGCGGCGTAACATTGTCTACAGCTTTTGATGCCGTGTTGATCTACAACTCAACGCAAAGCAATAAAGCGGTGAGCGTCCATACTTTCGGTTCACAGACAATTACTGCTGGTACGTTTACTCTTACCATGCCTGCGAATACAACTTCGACTGCTTTGATTCGTCTGGCTACAACCTAATAGGGCCGGTGGGGTAACTCACCGGAGTAGCCATGTTCGGTATCTCCGCATTTGCCGAAGCGCCATTTGCCTCGCT